ATCAATATTAGAGTCACTACCAGTTGCTGATAATTGTGGTCCACTTCCTGATGCAGCGTTTGTAACATCAAATTGGTTTACTGCTGAACCTGTTGTTTGAAATATAATTTGTTCATTACCACTTTCATCACCAATAAAGTGTGCATCATCTATTAAAATATTTTGTGAGTTAGTATCTAAGTTACCACCTAATTGAGGAGAAGTATCTTGAACTATTTCTGTTAAAGCTGATGAAGTTGCTAATCCAGCTACAACAACGGATCTTGCAACTTTTTTAAGACCACCACCTGAAGTATCAACTGCTAAAAAAGTATCGTCCCCTGCAATAGTTGAAATTGCTGTTAAACTTGTAACTGCAACAGGATTAAAATTTGTTCCGTCTGCAATTAATAAATGACCGGCAGTGTTTGTTGCCATGGTAAGATCATCACCAGATATTGTAAGGTCTCCACCTACAATTGCATTACCTGTTGTAGTTAAATTTCTAAAACCTGTAATATCTTTATTTGAATCTGCTATAACTGCTAATGAAGCTGAAACAGTTCCTGCTGTAATACCATCTACTAAATTTAATTCTGCCGCTGTTGATGTAACTGCTACGCCAGCATACGCAAATTTACCTGCCGATGAAACATTAAAGGTTGCGTTGTCTTCAATTCTTGCAACTTCTGTTCCATCTCTTTGTTGAAAAATAATATCTTTAGCATCAACAATAGGTTTAATAATTACATCACTTGATGAATTAGTAATTTTTAAAACTTCTGTACCACCTGCTTTAAAGCTCCAATCATTTCCTGCAGCGTCTAAAACTATATCTGCAACAGAATCTAAAGTTATGTTTCCAGAACTAGTTGATTGAATTGTAACACCTGTGTGTCCGTCAACTGTAGCTGTACTTGCTTGTGAATCAATTAATACTGCACCAGCGGATGTTGCAAAAGATGATGCTGCATCTCCAATTGTAATAGTATCTGCTGGAACAACTGTTGAAACAATTTCGTTTATATTTGTACCGTCAGAAAAGAAAAATTTTGTTCCTTTATCTGTTGTAGAGAAAGTTATACCTGACCCTGAAGCTGTTTTAAATTGTACTGTGTGTCCTCCAGATGTACCATTAACAACTATATATAATTTTTCTACAGAATCTGGAACGGTTACAATTTGATTACCTGATATTGTTCCAGTTAATTTTATAACTGCTTGTCTAGCAACCGATGTAGATTCAGTGTTATCCCCATCTTCAATAGTTAAAGTTGTAGTTGCTGCACCGCCTGCAATAGATTTTTCTACGTAACCAGCAATAGCTGATTGAACCATGCTTAAATTGGTATTAGTCTTTGTTCCCCATGTACCGGCATTTTCGCCAGTTGCCATTAGTTCTATACCGAGTGTTGTAAATGTCGATGCCATAAATTTCCTATTTTGTTTTTATATATCGTATGTGGCTAAGTTGCAACATACGAATACCCTGATTAAGGGTTAGCAGAAGCAACAGGTATTCTTACTGTGCCGTCTGTGTAATCGTCTCTTCTTCGTCTTCCAACTTGTTCATTAGCAAATTTTTGTATTTCTTCCTTATATTTACCATCATAAAATTGTAGCATATCTGCTGGTCCTTTTAAAAATCCATATGTCTCTACTAAACAAGCATACAATAAACCGTTTGGAAAATTTATACTTATAAAATTTGTTGTATTACTAGATTCTAAAGTAGCGGGCATAGCATTGTAATGAAATTTAAATACGTATGTAGCATTTGGTATTGGAGATAGTAATATTGCTCCTGAAGTTGTATTTGTATTACCTGTTGCTCCACCTTTCATAGCATAATATTTAGGTCTTCCTGTAACACGTGCACCATTGAATTCATCTAAGAACGTTACATCTCTTTTTTCTAAAAATATTGGGTTATTAAAAGCTGCTGTAGAATCAGCAACTTGAACAGCTCTTATAAATAAAGCCCCTGCTGGTACATTTGCATGTTCTTGGTTTGCCACTAAATTATCTTGAGCTATTTTTCTATCTGCATCAATAGGAACATCTCTCATAATTCTGTACTGAGCATTTAATATAATGTTTTCTAAAACAGCTGTTGTCAACACATTAGAATCTACTTCTGAATAACTTCTAATTTTTGTAACTAAATCTGAATAACTTATTCCTGCCATATTATCCTCTTTGGTTTACAGGTCCTGCGAAAACAAAATCGCCTCCACCTGTTCCGCCTGTTGTTGCCGATGAAGCTAAGCTAAAACTAAAAGAAAAACTATAAGATATAGATATTCCATTATTTGTAACCGAACTTGTTGTTCTTGTTATTATATACGATCCAAAAACTTTTGCACCTGAATTATGTGCTCTTGCTGTTGTAACATTTGGTGTAGCTCCTTCAATAGGTGCTGCTGTTCCTCTTGTACAACCTGTTAAATTATTACCAGATTTACCTGTATATTGTATTGTTTCATCTGCAATAGTTCCTTGTAATAAGGTATTTGATGTATCACTAGAAGTTAAAACTTTTTCAATTACAATAAATCCGCTAGTTGGAAAGTTAGTAGCATCAGATAAAGTTATAGTAGTATCTGTAGCACTTAAAGTTTCATTTAATGTAGTTTCTAATTCAAAAATACTTGGGACAACATTACCTGAAGAAGATTTTACTTTTGTAAATCTAATAGCATCACTTGTTTGAAAAGGGTTAGTATCAATTCCTTTACTATCTTTTGAAGTGCTTACTAAAACCGAAGTTAAAGATGTAGAAGTTAAAAAAGGATCATCTATTAAAGCTGTTGGGGTTGCAAATTCTTTTCTATCTGGTCTAATCTGGCCAGGTAAAGCTATCCCATCTCCTCCACGTGATTTAGGTTCTAGTTGTGGTTGTTTTGGTTCAAACTCAGATACATGCACAAAAGATCCATTCCATTCTGCAATCATTTCATTATATGGAAATTCCATACCGGATCTATCTGAAATTGCTTTAGCGTGTTTTCCTGATGCTGTTTTTGCCATTATGCTCCTGGGTAATAAACTTTTGGTGTTATGTGAGTACTTGATGCAGAGCCATCTTCTGCTAGAGCTCTAGCCAATTCGTCTTCATAATATAATTTCATTTGTTGTACTAATTGTGGATTAAATTTTTGTGCTAAATAAAAAGCTAGACCAGAAACCATACAAGGTACAAATCTAAAAGGTACGTCTGTTGCATCTGTATATGTTGAATCTACATCTTGTATTCTTTTTAAATAAAAGAAGTGAATAAATTTTGCTGCATTACTAGAATCTGGTGTTGGGTAAACATGCACTCTTACTTTATCTATAAATCTTTCAACAAAAACAGCTGAGGGTGTGCTCTTAGCTCTTTTATTTGAATAACCACCATACGTTGATCTATCTACTTTAGTTAAACTTGAGTCTGCTTGAGATACTGTATTAATTCCAGCTCTTAATTTTGCTTCTAGTATATCGCTCATACCATTAACAGTTTCTGATACACTGGCATTAGTTACTGTTGTTGCACTTGTACCATCCGCAGCAGATCTAAAAAAATCATAGTCCGACTGACCTTCAACCAGATCCATATTTGTTTCACCTATTTCCCAAAAGTGAATACCTCTATTTCCCCATTCTTGAAAAAGAATATTTAAAGATCTTCTTGCTGATTTTAATTGATGTCCGGAAGTTACTTGCGAACCAATACGTTCGTATGCTTCTTCTACTATCTCATCAACAGAAAAAGTTTTGTCAAATGTGTGTGTTTCAGAAGTAGTGTTAGCCATTCAGCTTCCTTCCTAACCGTGAAATACTGTTACACTATTGCAATCAGTTTCCGCAAAAGTGACATAGCCACCTGCATCAAAAAGAACGCCATCTGTTGCTAAATTAATAGATGCATTTACACCTAATGTAGGATCAGAACGAACGTCTATTAAACTTGTGCCAGCTGTACTAGTATTTCTTATGCTCACTGTTCCAATAGCACCGCCACCGGACCAAACTAAACCTTTAACTCTAGTAGGACCTTTAAATATAACTCCTGCTACGTTTGTATTAGTTCCTGCAGACATGTTTCCTGCTGGGTTTCCAACTGCTGTTATTGAAGTTACTGTTGCAAAATATTCTGTGCTTGTTGCTGTAGCATCATCTGCTCCAGTTACATTTTCTGTTTGAGCGTCTCCGTGTATATCTGTACCAACAACATTAAATGATTTAGCTGAATCATCTCCTGCACTTAAAAGTGTAATTTGTCTAGCTGTTCCTGATTCTGCTGTAAAAGATCCACCACTTGTTAATGCTCCGCCTAAAGTTAAAGCTGCGTTGTTTCCAACACTTGCTGCTGTAGACAAACCATCTGGGTCTGCTGCTTGTACTGCAATTGTATTACTTGATTTTACATCTGCCATTTTTTATTCTCCAAAATTTAATGTGGGGCCGAAGCCCCACTTAAGTTTTTAACTATTAGTTGTTAGCAGTTGTTACTGCAATCGTTCCACCAGTAGTTCTAATCATCATTTTTACAGCCATCTCATCTGTATTGTTGGCAGCTTCAAAATAAATGTAAGATCCAGCTTTGATAGTCGTATCTGCAGCAGATGCTGTTAAGATAATCTTAGCATGTGCGTCTGTAGTTCCTGCTTCACGTTCTAGTACGTTAGTTCCTGCACCTGTAACAAATGCTTCAAAAGAAGAAGCATCAAGTTCATTATTTGTCTGTACTTGTAATGTTAATACTGCTGAAGCAGATATAACATTATCAGTAAAAATAATTAAACTTTTGTGAGTGTCAGAAGCTAGATCAGTAGTAGATGCAGTTAATGCTAATGTTGCACCAACATTACCTGTGTATCTTACTGCTGATTGATTTACTGCAATTTCTGTAGCTCCCGCTGCAATTGCAAAATCAGTTCCTACTACACCTGTTCCACCAAAAATAGCACTTGTTTGTGCTGCTGAAACAACAGCAGTTTGATTTGCTACTTGCTCTAAAGCCATTGATAATCTCAATGCTGTGTTAGGATTTGTAAGAACATCATCTACGTTTGCAATAGTACCTTGATCGGGTTTACCAAAGTTAAGAGACCATGTAGGATTTAATCCTAAAGGTACTGTGTTAACTCC